TGTACCTATTTCTACGATACTAAGCGTAGAGTATTTTGATGGCCAAGATTGGGTGACCTTAGAAGATGGTAGTTATACTGTTATAGGTATTAACTATAAGAAAATATCTACTTTATATTATCCTTCAATGGAATATAGGTTTACCTATAATTGTGGCTATTGTGAGCCTCCTAGCTCTATGAGAACAGCAGTTTTCAAATTGCTATCTGATTTGTACGAATACAGAGAATCTAGCGTTGAGTCTACTAAGCCTAACAGCAACGTAGTTACAGCTTACGAATTAATGAAACCATTCAAAAGAATTAACATATTTATCTAATGATTGGAAAACTTAGAAATAGAATAACCTTTAACAGCAAAACAAGCGTTTCTGATAGTGCTGGTGGCTTTGTGAACACTTTAGTATCTTATTATGTTTGCTGGGCTGAAATAGTCTCTAATAGCGATTCTAAGACTAATATAACTAGTAGAGACAGCTTGAGTGATGCAATTACTTTTAGAATTAGATATACAACAGGCAAAACATTTACTCAAGCTCTTGTAATTACTTGGAAGTCAAGGACTTACTTAATTAATTCTATTATAAACGAAGGTGACTTAAATCAATATTATTTAATCGGTTGTTCAACTCTTAAGTAATGGCTACTTTTAATGCTAAGATTACTGGTGTAGATGCCATTATTAGAAAAATTAATAATGCTCCTAAGAAAGTAGCTGAAGAGTCTACTAAGATTATAAATGATTCAGTTAAGGAAATATCTAATGCAGCTAAGGCCAAGGTTCCAGTTAAAACTGGGTTGCTAAAAAATTCTATAGGGTATAATTTATATACGCAAGGTATAGGAGCCTCTGTTTATGCCGATACAAGATATGCTGCTTATGTAGAGTTTGGTACAGGAGATTTTGGATTTGGAATACCTGTTTACCCAAATATTAATATGAGTGATTTAGAGAGTTATGCTTTATCCTTTAAAAAGAATAAAAAGTTTATAGGGATGCCATATAGACCATATATGTTTAATTCATATAGTGAGGTTTTAGGTAAGATGGTTAACAAGATTAAGAAAATAAGGATATAAATATATTTCGTTAAATTTGTAAAAAATGAAGGACTGCGGATATACATTAAGGAAGGCTTATATAGATAAGCTTACAGCGGCTTCTTACTCATTGAGTGTTTATGATACCATAGCACCTGACACAGTAGAACCACCTTATTTGATTATTAGTAGTCAGACACAAGCAGAGAATAGTAATAAGCAAAGCTTCGGTTTTGACGTTAGTATTCAATTTGACATAGTTTATAGGACTTTTAAAGCAGGTGAAGTAGGGCAGAAATCAGTAGATACATATACTAATGCATTTCTAGAAATTGTAGGAGTTAATCCTCCTAACTACCCAAGTACGGCACCTGATTTTAAGATAGTAACTAGAAGGGTTAGCTCTAATATTGCTACCTTTGACTATGTGAATGAAGCTTATGTTTTCAGAAGGGTGATAACAATGAATCATTTCGTGAATCAATTAACATAAAATAAAAATAAAATAAAATGCCGACAACAAGTGTATTTAACGGAACCTCATTAGTGGTTCTAATCGGAACGGAGGTAATAGGATTTGCTACTTCTTGTTCATTAAGTTTAGCTATCGATACTCCTGATGCTTCTACTAAACAAAGTTTAGGATGGGCTGATGAGATTGGTGGACAAAAATCTTGGTCTTTAACAACTGATGGTTTAGCTACAGTAGTACCTGGTACAGTTGCTACTTATGTAACTACAGCAGAATTAAATGCTTTAGCAATCGCTAGAACTTCAGTTTTAGTTAAATTTACAACAGTAAATAATGGTACAGTAGATGGTGTAACTCCAGTTACAGGTGATGTGATTTATTCAGGTCAAGCATTTATCGAGAGCGTAGATATGACTGCTGATATGGAGAATCCAGTTACTTACTCAGTTTCTTTCAAAGGAACAGGAGCATTAACTATCGCTACCAACGCATAATAACCAACCAAAAATAAACCAAAATGAGAGGACAATTTGAATTAACTCTTTCCGATGGAAAGAAGATACCGATGCGTTTTTGTACGTGGAGTCTTAAAAGATTCTGTCAATTACAAGGCATAGGGCCTTCTGACATAGGAGAAGCTTTAAGTGGACAATCATCTTTAGATGCTATCATCAACTTACTAAAAGCTGCTGCTGAGTATCCATTATACTCACAAGGTATAACACCAACCTTTACTGAAATTGAGGTCTGTGATTGGGTAGATGATATGGGAGGAATGGGAAGTCAAAAGTTTCAAGATGTAATGAAAGCATTAACAGAAAGTATGAATAGTGGAATAGATACTGCCCCAACAAAGTCAAGTAAAAAGGATGGAGTAAAAAAAAATTAGAGTGGATTGACATAGAGAAATATACAATGGGGGAGTGCAAAGTGCTTCCCCATTTGTTTTGGGAGATGACGATGGCTGAGTTAGATTTTATTTGGTATGGCTATAGACATGAGGAAGAGCAAAAATGGATTAGAACTAGGTGGCAGACAACAATGTTGATAAATATTCAACTACCAAAAGGGAAGAAGGTTAAACCTAGTGAGCTTATTGAATTAGACTGCGATACTCGTAACTTTGTGAAGCCTAGAGTGATGGATGAAAATGAATTGAAGGCTGTGCTTAAAAAATATGGACATATATAAACTTATAAGATAATGGCAGAAGAGAATATAGTAATTAAGATTAAGGCAGACATTGGCATAACCAAGGAGGTAATCGAAGCCGTTACAAAGGCAGTGGAAGGTTTAGGTAAAACTGCCACAATCGTTAGTGGTAATGTAAAAGTTACTAATAAGAATTTAGAAGATACAAATAAGATTTTAGGTCAAGTTGCTGAAACTGCTAAAAAAACTACAGGTGCTATTGCTGGGGCTGGAGATTCAGTAAAAAAATCAAATCAACAATGGCTAGCATTGTCTTTAGTCATACAAGATTTACCTTATGGGTTTAGAGGTATTCAAAATAACCTACCAGCATTACTAGGCGGTGTTGCAGCAGTTGGTGGTGCTGCATATTTTGCATTTTCAGCTCTTGTTGCTTTATATACAGCTTATGGTCAACAAATAAATGATGCTATTCTAAAAACTACAGATTTAGAAAAGGCTCAAAGGGAATTAGGTAAATCTACAATAGAAGCTGCTAAATCTACAGATACAGCAAGAACAGAAATATTGAAAATAACATCAATAGTTCAAGCAGCTAAAGATGGATTTATAGATAAGAGTGCTGCTATACAATTATACAATGAAAAACTTGGAGATTCTTTTGGCAAAGTAACTACTTTAGCTGAAGCCGAACAAGCCCTAATTGATAAATCTCCTAAATATGTAGAGGCTTTAATGTTAAAGGCTAAGGCCGAATATTATTTTGCAAAGGCTTCTGAGTTTGCGATAAAAAAAGATATAGCTGGTTTAGAAGACCAAACAAGTGCTTTAGATAAGTTAGTAATTACGGCTAAAACAGTTGCCGCATTTGCTGATGTTGCTGGTGTGAAAGGCATTCTTAAAACGCTTGTAGAAGGTATTGGTCAAGCACAAGCTGAAGGAGTAGCAGAGGTCACAAAAACCGCTGGTGCTATAGCTGATGTTCTTACTGTTGAAGGTAAAAAAACAATGACTGCTTATTTCAAGGCATTAAAAGAATCTGGTTTAAATGATTCAGATATACAAGCTATTATTGATAAATTAAATAAAACTTTATTAAAGTCCACAGAAAAAACAGATGCAGAAAAATTAAAGGCTATTAAGGATGCTGATGATGCTCAAACAAAATCACATTTAGATACTTTAGATGAAAGAGCTAAAAAAGAATATCAAGCCCTTTTAGATTTAGAAGATAGATTAGCTAAAATGAAAGCTGCAGGCTATGAAGATGCTACTTTACATTTCGCTGCCTATAGACAAAAGATATTAGATATTGGAAAATATTATGATGATAAAGAAGCTAAAGAACAAGAAAGAAAAAATAAAGAAATAGCAGCAGCTGATAAAGTAATTACAGATAGAAATTTACAAAATTCATTAGATACTTTAAAAATACAATCTGATGTTGCAATGAAAATTGCAAATTTATCTGGTAAAGCAAATGCTACTGACAGAATAAAAATATTAGAAGGTTATAAAAATGCTTTATACGATTTAGCTTCTACTGGTGGATATACTGCAGAGCAATTTGATAAAATAGATGATGCTTTAGAAAGAGTTGATGGTGCCATTGAAGGTTCAAAAGATAGGATAAAAAGCTTTAATATTACATGGACAGATACCATGAATAACATTAATAGTGTTATAATGGATTTTATTAATAATTCCATGTATGCTTTAGGAGAATCAATAGGCAAGGCTTTAGCAGGAGAAAATATAGATGTTATAAATGTTTTTGGAACATTATTAGCAGATGCTTTAACTCAAATAGGGAAACAATTAATTGCACTTGCTACTGCATCTTTATTTGCATGGGCTTTATTAAGTTCCAATAATCCAATAACCGCAGCAGCTGCATTGGTTGCAGGTATCGCTGCAGTAGCTGCTGGTTCTTATATGAAGTCTAGACTAGAGCAAGATAGAAGTCCAAAAAAGTTTGCTAATGGAGGTATTGTAAGTGGCCCTACAATGGGATTAATAGGAGAATACCCTGGTGCTAAATCAAACCCTGAGGTTGTTGCTCCATTAGATAAATTAAAAGATATGTTAGGTGGTAGTGGTGGCGGAAGTTTTGTACTTCGTGGAAGTGATTTAGTATTAGCTTTGAATAGGTCAGAAACATCATTAAACTTAAGAAGAGGTTCATAAT